TAAACTCAATATTTGAGAATGATTGCATTCCTCTAAGAATACTCATAAAGTGTTTGATGCCTTCTTTCTCTACGTGCTTCTGCAAATCACTTTGGAAGAAATCGCCACAGAACATAATCTTTGAATCCATACCAACACGAGTAATGATTGTGTCCAGTTCATGGAAGTTTAGATTCTGTGCCTCATCCACAATGATGATTGCGTTATCTAATGTTATACCACGCAAAAAGGAAGTTGTCAAGAACATTAATGAATTTTGATTCTTTAATCTGTCATACAACAGACTAAACGCTTGTTCGTTGGGTTGTTCAAACATGAACTTCACCATATTCTGGTAAGGTACTTGGAACAACGCTGTCTTATCTTCCTCATCGCCCGGCAAGAAACCAATCTCACGAGTTGGTACTGCACTTCTTACGATGTACACCGTATCGTATTTTGATTCGTTTCTAAGAACTTCTTCTAGTGCCATATACAACGTGATAAAGGTTTTACCTGTACCAGCGGCACCATATAGAAAAAGGTTCTTGCCAAGTTTGTAATCAGCAAATGCTTTCTTTTGGTTGTCTGTAACTGCACTGACAGATACCATATTGTCAATGCGAATATCTTTTGCTTTTGCCATTATTTACTTCTCCACTTCTTACGATGCTTTTCAACAATTGCATCGGTCTTTACCTGTTTAATACTTTTCTTACCGTACCTATCTGCAAGTGGACTGCCTGGATGCGCCTCTGCTGCTTTGGAGAATACCTCATCCAAACCACCGCCTGGTTTTACACCACCGCTACCAAGTCCACCCACAATATGGGGTGCAGTAATAACTCTTGTTAAGTTGGGATTGTCTTTTATAAACTGGTCTAAGTCTTTCCAACTCATCATGTGAGTTGTCACCTCACCAGTTTTTTTGTCCTCAAAATCATAATTTGGCATATTATTCCTGTATATTCAATTGTTTTTTCAATGTCTCATTCTCTTTAATGAGTTCTGTATTTCTATTTAGTACTTTGTAGTACGCATCCGTCAGGTGATGACTGTCTATCTTATGCAGTTCAATTTCTTTCTTGAGTTGTCCAATCTCTGCTCGTAGAGATGGATTCTCATAATTCCAATAGTCTGATTTTCCTTTACCGTCATATTCATGCGACATTGTTTACCTCGTACCAGAAAGGAGCGCCTCTCTTTTTCCATTTAGCAAGATGTTGTTTATACTTTATATAGTAGTCCTTGTAACTCTTGATTGACGATGGATTCTTTACGTCATCAGGCATTGCTGGGAATGGTTCACAGAAACCAGAATCATACATATGTTTTGGTGCATCTGCAAGAACCTCATGCAGTTTGCGAAAACTCTCATGTGGCACGTTCTTTTCGTATCGCCACATGAACTCTGTATTCAGTTCAGTCCACATATCATACAACCACCTGTAGTTCTGTTTTGACTTACGAGTCCAGATACCACTTGGATGGTTGATATGTGATGCTTTGTACAGAGTTGTTTCCATAACATCATCATCTAAACGCCACCGTTTGATACGTCTACCATTCTTTGTTCTGTCATAGTATTCTGTACCATCAAGTACACGATGTGCAGTAGACATCAACTGAGCGTACTCAATAATCATCTTACTGCAATGACTGTCGTTGTGCATCTGGGCACAAACCCTTGCATCGTTGTTTAGATAGAAAATGTTCATTCTGCAATCTCCCACCGATAGAAGATATGATCTTCAATCTCTATCGTTTTAGTTTTAGTCTTTGCCCACGCTGGTGATACATAATCTGCATGATAATGTGTTGCACCTTGTGTGACATCCATTACCCTTATTGTACCATCAACTAACCCCAATGTAAAGACAAAAATATCATCAAATGTTGTCATGTCATTGATACGATCTGATTTACCATCACAATACCAACTGAACTGACAGCGGTGACGTACAGGAATCATTTCACCTGTACCCTTCCAACTAGGACGATGAGGCCCTTCACGAACCACCTCGCAAATAGTATTAGGGAAACGTGGGTCTTTGACACGATTCATTGTCACAGACATCACTGCCATTTGTCCAGCGGCGGGTTGGTTTCGTGCCTCGTGATATACATTCTCTGCGAGACAATACGCCTGATCAGTCTGCCAAGCATCCAGAGTTTGGTCTGGGATGTCGGCAGATGCTGGTGAGATAGACGTAATAAACGAAACGAGTAGTTCTTTTAACATTATTGTGAAAGTACCTTCATGTTGTTTTCTGATTCTATAGCATCATTCTCATGTTGCTCATTAACTGATTCATCAAGTTCTTTCCACGCATTGGTAGAACGAATTTTTGACAGAAGCATCCTATCCTTACGGAGTCGGTTCATAATAATCTTGTTCGCTTCCTTATCGGAATACTCCAAGAGTACATATGCACGATACTTTGGGCCATTAGAAACAATCTCTGTATCCGACACTTTGTATCCAGCAACATCCACATCTGCAATGATGTTCTTGGTTGCCTTTTCTACCTCTGATAACACTGATGCAGTTTCTTCATTACCAATCTTTGCAACGAAAGACTTGGTTTGAGAGCGAACACGACCATTGATTCTATCTGCGAGTGTAGTCTTTGCATTCAATACCGCAAGATCAATAGACAACTGTAAATCTGTAGTCGCTGCTGTTCCTGTGGAATAGATTGCAGTTTCACTTTCTGGCATTTTCTTGAACCAATCGGGCATAACCTCAATCTGTTCATTTACTACCTTTGATTTGTAGACATATGTTTCTGCGTCTACGACAGCGTTTGGTGGAACAGTCATTGCTGTCTCCACTACTTTATTGGAACTACAAGCACCAAGTAGTGCAGTACATCCAATCAATATGATCTTATTCATTTTATATCCCTTCTAAAAGTTTCACTAGATCATCACGAATGCCAGTATCAATGAATACATCACTCAATACTGACCCTATCTGTGGATAGTATGTTATCATAACAATACCACACACAAGTCCAATTAAAAACTTAACCATTAGTAACAGTCCGTTCCACCAGTGTGCCAGTTTGCATAACACTTGCCTGGTTCTCTACCATGATTGAAACCAATAGTAAATCCACCGATATTGATAGTTTTTCCATCTGGTATGTACTGTACCACATTATCGGTACTTCTGTCAACAATTTTTCTAGAAATAATTGTTTCAGTTTCAACTGGCGTACCTTCTTGGATAGTTACTGTTTCTGTAGGTGCTTCTGCAACCACTGGACTTTCTTGAATCGAACAATTCATCTCAGTTGTAGCAGATAGTATCTCTGGGGATACTTCTGAAATAACCGACTTCTTAGCGTTCACTGTGGCGTTATCACAAGCATCATTCTCACTCATATCAGGCCCAAACACATAAGAACCCTCAGCGGGGTAGGTCTGTCCGTTTATGGTGACATCCATAGTCATCATACACTTACGAGTATCCTCAACATATGGAAAAACCTTCTTATCAATATTTGAAGTCTTTTCGATTTGCTGTGTCCAATTCGTCTGTACATCCTTGACATAATCACACGGCGAATCTGCAACTGCATAGTTACAACTTGCAAGTCCTAGAATACCAATTGTTCCAATAACAACTTTTACCATTTCCATTCTCCTATTCCGTCAGTGGGGCAACCACCTATCGTCCTCAGATAACACTGCTTATGTAGGTTAGCGGCGAGTTCGATAGTTGATGTGCATCCACTTAACATTATAACAATCATTATACTAGTAAGGAATTGAATCATCAATCTCGTATCCAACAAGATTTTGTGATACAGATTTATTCCAATCCCAAGAAGCACCGTTTTGTTCTTCGGCGTTCTCAATCACCTCACTGGCATACGAACCGAATGACCATCCAAACTCTTCGATTGCCTTTTCGATAATCACTTTAGGTGATTCAAGTGCCTCACCATCAGCAGTGTAGAAGTCATACACAAATTCTTCTACATCCATCATCATATTTTTCACTTTACCCATTATATAATCTCCTCAAAACCAGCGAAAGCAACTTTGTACTTTTTAGTACCCATTAAAATCTGATCACCAAAAGAAGTAGAACGAATGCCCATTCCATCAACAATCTCACCCATAACAGTTACATCATCATTACCATCTTCTGGCATCTTTAATGACCAACTATCAAAGATATTCTGTGTCCAACGATACGCATACTCTAGAGCAGCATTACCAGTGCGTTCACCAACTTCAACAAACGCAACGGTTCTTGGTGTATCTTCAAAAGCAGCGTGAATAACAGCAACTTGTTTCA